GGATGGGGAGTCAGTGGGGGAGGGGGGCTCTGAAAAACAGCTTATATAATAAGGAGAAAATCAAATGAAACACAAAGGAACACCGAAACATATTCACAAATTTCTACAAGTAAATACGCTAAATCATACAGTATGGCGTTGTCAATTTCCAGATTGCGCATTCGTTGTATATCCGACACAAGCGAATGCATATGTACTCGGCCGCAAATCAATCTGCTGGAACTGTGGTAATACGTTCGTAATGGACCATAACAACATGAAAGAGGATTTTCCATCATGTGGTAGTTGTGATTCAACCATTCTAGAAATTCATCAAGAATTAGTAACTAAAGGTGTAAATAATGAATCACTTGATGAATACATCGCCCGTAAGGAAAAGGAAGCTCTAGAAAATAAAAATGAACAAATAAAAGAAACAAATTGTGACGCATGTAATGGTTGGGGTAAAGTATATTCTTGTTACGGTGAAATGTATTGTGATACTTGTAGAAATAAAATCTATAAAATAGCTGGCGAAGATGAGCATAAACATACTCAAGAAGAATATCAATTAATGTTACGTAAAGTAGTTACAATAAAACCACTTTCAGATTATTCAATATATGAACCTACTGAAGAATCAGAATCAATTATTACTCCCATAATTGAACCAATCATCGAACCAACTAAACCAATCGATATAATGAGTGGAACATTCAATTCAGCCGATATGCTTACAGAACTCAGAGAACAATTAAAGAATAATCCTAACGCATTCTCACCTAATTCAATAGATAAACCGACAGAATAATATAAAATGAACTTTGTAATCGTTTGTTCGCTTTCTGTTCGCCCCTCAGAATTGTAACTGACGTGCCAAAATCGGACACTTTCAAAAGTTATGCCAAGAGCTAAATGATTGAAAACAAAGGACTTAGCTCTTGGCACGATTTTCGCACTATCACTGTGCAGGTGATGGGACTTAGACGACACAATATTTTGAAAGGATAATGAAATGAGAGAATGGCTATTAAATCTGCCGTGTGTCCTGAATGACAGTGTGAAAATCGATGTAAGAGGAACATATCCGGTCGCAATCATTGGTATCATCGCGACTACCATAGAGTCGAAAAACGATATGGTCAATTTCGTTATCATGAATCTAGACTAGTTCAATGAAAAAATGTATTCGATGCGAGAAGAAATTTAAGCCAATGACAGGAAATGCCTATACAGGGCGTTACTGTCCAACTTGTTTTCAAAAGCGTGCCGACGAATACAAGATTCTAAGTAAGTAAGAGTAAACCTCAGTTCCGTAAGGACAGGTTAAATGAAAAGATTCTTCTGCACAGTATGTAAGAAAGTCCGCCGGGTTCGTATCCTGCCGCGCTCGATTCCTACCATTTCATTACGTAACAATTCACTTCCACAAGATAGAATCGGCGTGTGCGATAAACATGATGGAAGGAAACGATAATGCATTCCTTCCATCCTTCCATCGGTAACGTCAAACTATGCGGCGTATGCAAACGTCCATCTATTGACCATACGGACGCTGCTACATGTGAATCCTGCCCAAACGTAGGCAAGATGGAAATTCACGACACAATGTTAATGTGTCCTACTTGTATTGAATTGGAACGAAAATCATATGCTGACAGAATGTCAGCATCCGCACAGACTACACGTGTTAATGAAATGAACATTGCATTAGCGAAAGCTCATGAAATTGATAATAGCGTGAATGTCCTTACGGACCTGTTCAATGCAGAAACTCTTTCAATCGTAGAACTGAAAGCGGCTATTGATAATGACGCTAACATTACCAATAAGCCATACGCTCTAGCGTCAGAAGTTAAAGCTCGTTTCTTGAAAAATCAACAGGTGATTTTCGATGCGAATCAGACTATTAGCGATGCAGTATCAAAACAGAAAGCCGAACAGGTTTATCTGAATACTCTTGCTAATCAGCTCCGTTCTGAGGAACGCGAGAAACTAAAGATTGCAGATATCAACTATCAGCCGGGCGCTGTCAAGGCTGTCAAACCGGCCACAATCAAAACGAAGAAAATCGATAAGGCGGAAGTTAAGAAGTTCGCGGCCGAATCCGGTATTCCTGAATACATGATTCAACAGACTTGTGTTCAGAAGAATATCTCACCTGAGGATGCCACGAAAGAGATTCTGGCATTTCTTGCTAAGGCTAAAGCTGCTTCATCCAATATTGAGACAAAATAATGATTCTCACCATTGAACAACTAGTGAAAGATGGATGTGTGGAGAATCCACATATGCCATTAATCGATGGTGGTTTTCAATACTGCCGCACTTGTCTGACATACAACTATCATGACGCGATGAGCCATCATGGTATTAGTGATTGTTATGAAGTCTGCCGCGTTTGTCAGACTTACACTGGTCCTCGTCAACTGAGGAATAAGTAAATGGATAGAAATACAGCATCAACATTTCTACGTGAGGAATTGAATAAACACGGATTGAATAAATGGTCTATCCGTATTTCTTCAGACCCTGATTTACCATTCCTCGGATTATGTATGCATGGTGATAAGGTCATCATGTTAAATGCACACCACATCGATATCCATCCATACAAGGAAGTTGTATGCACGATTAAGCATGAAGTAGCTCATGCCTTAACTCCTGGTCACGGTCATGATAGTGTATGGGAAGCTAAAGCGCGTGAAATCGGTTGTGATAATACTCAACCATGTTCTCATCTGAGTTTGCCACCACATATCATCGATGCAATACGCTCAGGACATACAGTAGAAGTTATCACCGAAGAAAAAGAAGTCGTCCAGGTCATCCGCAATGTTACACATAAGGTCACACGATTACAGGATAAATGCCCTGATTGTGGTAAAGTAGCGAAAGAGAAATTTTCTTACATGACAGTGGATAAACAAGGTAATCAAGTAAAAATGATTACTCTTGAATGTTTCCACATCATCAAGAAAGTCATTCCTAAGGGAACACCATTCCAGGAACTAGTAAGTAATTGGTGGAAACCTGAAGTCAAGTCATGTAAACATGTATTCACTAAGAATAAATGTGATGGATGTGGAGAATTCAAACTATTTGAATTTCAAGTTACTGGAGCTAGATTCATTGAAGCAGCTTGTGCCATACAGAAGGGCGCCGGTTTATTCGATGATATGGGCCTTGGTAAGACTGTTCAGATTCTCGCATATCTCCGCTATCATCCTGAACGATATCCTGTCCTTTACGTCGTCAAATCTGCTATCAAATTTAACTGGTTTAAACAGATAGTTCGTTGGCATGGTCCTGATTATCTCGCGCAGGTAATCAATACTTCCAAAGATGCTATTCTTCCTGGTCTCAAGTCATACATCATTAGTTATGATTTACTCAAGAGATTTCCCACAGAGAAATTAGCGAAGCTCGGACTTAAGACTGTAGTTCTCGACGAATGCCAGCAGATTAAGAATCCTGATAGTAGCCGCACTCAAGAGGTGCGGAAGCTCGTAAAAGATACCAACATCAAAGTCCTTCCATTATCAGGAACTCCTTGGAAAAACAGAGGCGAGGAATTCTTTCCTGTCCTCAACATGCTATCACCCACTAAGTTCTACTCACATCAGCATTATCTTGATACGTGGGTAGATTTCTATTGGGAAGGTAACAAGAAGAAACAGGGTGGCATCCGCAATCCTAAGAAGTTCAGGGAATATGTTCAGGATATCGTTATTCGCCGTGAATACAATGAAGTCATGGATGAATTTCCTGATATCAACCGCACTAAACTCGCTATTCAATTAGACGAGTTCTCACAGACTACATATGACGACGCTACATCAGAATTTGTAGCGTGGTATAATCAGTTCGTTATCGATGGAACTGAGGATAGTCTGAATGGTATCGAAATCTTAGCTAAGATGTCCCGTATGCGTCACATCACGGGCCTCGCTAAGATTCCTGCTACGATGTCATTCGCGGAAGAATTCATTGAAGATACTGATAAGAAATTAGTTATCTTCTTTCATCACAAAGATGTCGGCCGCATTCTGTTCGATGGATTGTGCGAACGATATCAGGATGAGAATCATAAGGAGTTTATCGAAAAGATTCCTGTTCTGAAAATCATCGCCGAGATGTCAGACGCTGAGAGATTTGAAGCACAGGAGTTATTCAATAAACTTCCTCGCGCTATCATGGTTGCATCTACTTTGGCGAGTGGTGAAGGTATTGACCTTCAAACTTGTTCAGATAGTGTAATGCATGAGAGACAATGGAATCCACAGAATGAGGACCAAGCGGCACCTGGTAGATTCCGTCGTATTGGTCAACTTTCCAAACAAATCAATATTACATTCACCGAAGGTGAAGGAACTATTGACGGACATCTTGACGAAATCGTGGAACGTAAACGTCGTCACTTTCATGCTGTTATGAACAAGGGTGAACAGCCCAAATGGAATGAAGGTGATATCGGTAAGGAGATGGCGAAACTTATCATCGCTAAGCATAAAGCGAAGCATGGTTCACCTGCTAAACCAACTAATGTAACCGCGGCCGCAACACTAATCAGGAGAGCATAATGACTAAAAGTATCGATACTCAACAAGCGAAAGTTCTTCTACGTGCAGCAACTCAACTAGCGAAAATTACTGGTAACAGTAAGGGTGACGCACTACACATCATTGTTAAGAGTCTGGCTAAGCATAAAGGTCTTACCAGGGTGAAGGAATAAAGTAATGAACGCTATTCACAAACTCGCAGCCGCACTTGAACTTGCGTCAACTGAGTCCTCCAATACTAACTATGTCAAACAGTTACTTGTATTGGCTTCTGACACACTAATTAAACAACAGGAATTACTTATTGAGGCAGGTGCAATGATGGACAAGCATATTGCATCACTCAATATGATTGTCGATAATACAATCAAGACGATTCATTAATCATGAAAATCACTATAAACTTCACTGTATCATTGATTGATAATTTGCTTACAGAAGCAACTATGCAATTGATGATTCGAATTATTAACTTAATCACTAATGCTGGTGGAGCTAACATTAGCATAGATATGGATGTGGAAGAATAATCATGATTAAATGTCCTCTTAATTGTGACCCTAACTATATAATTCGCCACGCTGAGGTAGATACGCCATTAGCATTAGCGTATTATTGCACAGCTTGTGGTAAAACATTCTATCTCATTAAACAGATTGTTGTAAAGGAATAGAATAATGACTAGAGTATTCAAATTTCCTGCCGGCTCATCATTAGATGAAGTCCTCGGAATCATCGAAGGCACTCATGTTATCAAAGAATGTTTCACACACATTGATGATAACAATAAACTCACACGTAAGTTCGATGTGTCGGGAATCAATGCTTATTGTGTTGAACATCTTAAACCTTATGATGGTGTAATAACCGAACAAGGTTACATCACTAGTAAGACCCAACGTGGTTACGAGCAACATAGACTCGATGCCATCACACAAGAAATTATCGATAAGAATCCTTTAACCTTCATAGTTGACACTGATAGACAACTTCTCATGATTGATGGAACACATCGTTATATCAAAGCATGGGATTTAGGCAACCGCACTATTAGAGCTTATGTTGTTGAGCCTGATATCTGGCAGAACTATTTAATGCCAGTAGATAATATCTCAGCTGAGGATTTACTTAAATCTCCTTCTGGACTTTGAAAGAGATGAAAAATGAATCTAGATGAGCTTCAACTTATCATGGGTTTACTTCGAGCCTTAGAACGTAAAACTAAGACTGATGGTTTGTATCAACCTTTAATTAAAGGAATACGAATCATTGAACGTGAAATAAAACTTCAGAATATTGACCCGGTTACAGGGCATGAAAAAACAACACTCAGCAATCATGCAAAAGATTTTGGTATTTAATATGAATGGCTCTCGCGTAGGTAATGGTTATCTTATCTATCGCGACGACGGCCGCATGTTGACGCCTACGTTATTCGATGAGAATAACATTCCTTTACCTGAAGGTATGTATAACTTCATGCCTCAAGAGAATGAGACTACTCTCATCATACTGCCGAAAATGGAGAAACAATGACTTGTCCAGAGATTCTTCTTCATGTAATGAATTGTGAAGAATGCTCAAAAATGATGCGAAAAGTATTCGCAGGTAAAGCAGGTTCAACTAAATCTGAAGCCAAATCTGAAGCTGCTAGATTAAATGGTTTAAAGGGTGGAAGGCCCAAATCAAAATGACTGACGAACTAATCGAATCAGTAGTCGAGAACATAGTAGGTGGTAAAAAGAATATTATTCTAGATGCAACTATGTTAACGGCATTAATGACGTGTGCTAGATTCTCTGACCTTCGATTCAATCATTCATTAGTATCCTTGGGTGGTAAATCAAACAGTCTAGAATGTGGCTCGATTGTCCATAAGTTCATGGAAATATACTACGGTAGTATGATTCATGGAATGGATAAGGAGAAAGCATTACAATACGGCATGGCGGCTGCCGAGATGTATATACGCGGCTGTCCTCATTGCACTAATTTTGAATCTACAGTAGAGGAACCGAAACCAAAATGTGGACATCCACCGAATGAATATCCTGGTGTTCAGAATACACCGATGGATACTGAAGGATATAAGACAGGATGGAAATGGGTTCTTACTACTTGTGAACAGTATCATGTTCATTATCGTGCTGATTACTGGGTTCCACTTGAAGTAGAAGTTGTTAAAGGAAAGATACTTTACGAGGATGATGAAATTCGTATCCTCTGGAAAGCTAAACTTGACCTTACATCTGATACCAATCAGGGAATCTATCCAGTAGACCATAAGACAATGAAACAGCGTCGTGAAACATTATCTCTGAATAATCAATTCATGGGACAATGTATCATCATGCAGACACGGAATGTCATCATAAACAAGATAGGTTTTCAAGCTACATTAAAACCTGTTGAAAAGTTCGTCCGCGCTCCAATTTCATATTCGGCCGCGCGTCTGATGGAATGGCAGAGTGAGATTCTTCCTTACTATGCAAAGTTACTTATCATGTATAGTGAGTCAGGTCATTTCCCGCCAAACTATTCAGCATGTGAAGGTAAGTTCGGTCCATGTATGTTTACTAAGGTTTGTGAGAGTGACCCAAATATGAGAGAAGAGGAGTTAAAGTTATCTTTCAAAGTAGGCCCAACTTGGAATCCCGTCAATCTCGTTGAGGACTAAAGTGAATAATATTATAGATGATTTATGGAAGTTGACTTCAAACTTGTCGATTAGAATATCGAATTAAATATAATGAGAAAAGAAGGAATAAAAAATGAGTATTGATTTAGCAAAACAACTATTGGAAGCAAGCGGCATTAATGATGGTCAGGATATAGCTGCTCTCAATGTGTTTATTCTTCAAGTTGCAACTTATCAGTCCATGATGGGCATATCAAATGATAAGATGCGTAAATTTCTAATGATATTGGCAGATTTCATTGAGCTGACAAGTGAACAAGATAGAAAAACTAAAAGCGGCACTTAAAGTTCTATGTAACGAATACCAAAAGGAATTTGGTATGACTGTTATAATAGAATTAGATGGTGATGGATACGACATCTTAGGTAATCTCTGTCCTGTATGTGCTAAGGAAGCATTGGAAGGACTAATTGAAAAAGAAAATCTCGACCATTTCCCAAACGTGGTTCACTAATATACTCTATTGGATGAAGATTCGATGGGCCATCATTCATTTGAATCGTGGTCAATATATGAGTAATTCATGGATAGAAAAGATAGGAAATAAAGATGCAGAATCTTGATAGTGTAAATCTTGACGCTTTGTTCACAATGTTTAAGTCCGAACCAGGACTTCGCAAATCAACTTCTGCATTAAGTTATCCATTACCCCAATACTGGATTTCAACTGACCAGAAGATGGAAGCGTTAAAATTGCCTGCTAAACGATGGGGCATTAATATGAAGGAAGTGCATTTTGACGATTATAATGATTGGGAAAAACCAAGAATTCAACTTGAGAAATTCCAAACTACTTGTCCTTATAGAACTATAGTAGTAGATTCAATTACATCACTTGGCGATGCTATGACACGTCAAGTTAGACAGATGAAAGCTAAAGATGGAAGTGGTAAGCGTATCGGCGGCATCCCTGTTAGTGGACTTGAGGAATTTAATGCTGAGTCAGCCGCATTCTCAGAACTTATCGCACTCCTGAAAGACATCCACAAGTATCATAAAGTTCATGTAATACTTATTGCACATGTTATAGGCGCTAGAAAAGATAACGATGCAAATAAACTTACACATCATTCCCGAGTTATCGTTACTGGAGCTGAAAAGATTAGTGCAAAACTTCCTGCATATATGACTGAAGTTTATCATTTTAACATCGAAGCAGCTTTTGAGGAAAATAAAGAAGGACAATACGCAGTATTAACTCGACACACCGGAAATGATTTCGCTAGAACTTCACTTCCATTGGAAACTAAAATTCTTTTTAATGATGAACCACTTTATGAGAAATGGATTAAGCCTGCTATTGATAAATTAAATAAACAAGTTCCTGTTGAAAGAATACAATCTCCAACTATAGTATCACCTTTTGTCAAATGAATATTGTTACTATTATAAATAAATTAAATGAACGAACAGTCTACGATGATAAGACTGGATGTTGGTTATTTATTGGTTCAATGAGAGATGGAATTGGAATCATTTATATGTTGGAACACATCGAGAAAATGTTAAAGATAGTATGGAAAAAGGAACATTTTCTCCACCACCTATTAAAACAAGTTATAGAGATGCCAGAACTCATTGTAAATATGGACATTCGTTAGAAGGAAATAAATACTTTTACAATGAGGGTAAAGAATGGAGATGTCAAACATGCTGGAATGAAGCTCAAAAAAGAGCAAAAGAACGACGACGAAACAACCATCAAAAACATTAACCACAGAACAGAAAGTTAAAAACATGCCCGTTATCCAGTTTGGCGATCGCGATATCATGAGAGGGAAGGTTATTACACCTTCTTGGTACACTGTCAAGATTGAATCTGTGGGAGAGGCTCCCGCAAAACAATCAGAAAAAGGTCCATCAACTAATTATCCAGTTGAAGGAACCATTATTCGTAATGCTGATAATGGTGATACGGAATTTGCTGGTGTTCCGTTGGATTGGAACTTTAACTCGAAAGCCATCGGATTCTGTGTTGGATTCCTCGCGGCCTTTGGTGTGGAAGTTAAAGCGGGGACCAGGTTTGACCTGAAGTCTGCCGAAGGACGAGAACTCGATGTTTTCGTTGAAAACGGCGAATGGCAGGGTCGAATCGTTAACAGGGTTAACCATAAATATCGTCCTGTCCGCACGGAAGCGGCGACGGTATAACTAAATGACTAGGATGTCATTAGGGTAGGATTTTGGCATCCTAGTTCATTAAACGAAAGAAAACAAATGATAAACAAATATCCTATCACTGATACTATTCAGCAGAGATTAGATAATGATTATCAGTATCATGCTCCTATGGGCGACCAACAGGAGAGATATGTATTTCTACGAAATGAGGGTAAACGATTAGCTATGGCGATTGTTCAGAACACTCCTGTAAGTAGAGAACAATCCGTAGCACTAACACTACTTGACCAACTGTTAATGATGGCAAATGCGGCAATAGCCCGTAACGAAAAGGAATAGAATGAATACTGGAAATTTCGACGACGCTGTTAGAACTGAACCGAAGGAAATGCCAGACGTGGAAACCGTTGAGGAAATCACAACTGACATGGATACAAAAGAAGAAGATTCTGATATCGATGAGGATGGTGATAAGGAGCCAGACTCAGAGATTGAAGAACTGATTTAAACTGAAACTTATCATTAACCCTGAAAAATAGATTTACTCGCAATCTTCTTAGGAAGATTATATCATTGATGCGAGTCCCAATGAAAATTAGAGTATGTGCCTAACATCGGCCTTAAAGGTTAATGGTAACAGGGGGACTAGCTAATGACCATCACAAATGGATTCACAGTTAGTCCCCCGCATTTTAACAATAAAGGAGCATCTGATGACAAGTATTTCCGACAGACTGAATGAAGATGACAAGAAAGAAATTGAAGAAATTGCAGAGAAAACTGAGACACGAGTTATTGGTAAAATCATCAAACTATCTGAGGACGGATGGGGGTTCATTTCCTCCAAGGATATCAAGTTCACCCGCATATTTTTCCACTGGACTAGTCTCAAGCAAAACACATTAAACTTCACAATGTTAAAGATTGGAATGAAAGTTTCTTTCACTCCTGTTGAGATACCGGACAAAGGATTTCGGGCTATCAAAATAGAAGTAGTCGAACTTGTAGAAATGAATATGCAAAACAAAAAAGGAAAATCGCATGACTAGAGCTGAACACATCAAATGGTGTAAAGATAGAGCTATTCAGGAATATGATTACTATGCCAAAACTGAACCCAAATCAGCATTAAAGAATGGCCTTACATCAATGGCATCTGATATCAGGAAACATCCTGAAACTAGTAGCGACACATTAATGTCATTGTGCATGATGACAATGATAACTAAACCAAATATGTCAAGACAAGAATTTGTCAACTTCATTAATGGATTCAACTAAACAAGAATGACTTTCCACGAGCGTTATAAGGTCGAAAAGACGTGGCACGGCCGCGCTCAAATCATGGAAATTTTTCATTTAGCTCAGCGTTTCAACAATAAGGAGTGGAGATTGCAAGATACAGCTCAATACTTTCAGGCTTCTTTGGGATTGGTGAGTGAGAATCTACGGCTCGCGGATTTAATGCACACGCGGCCGGACATACTGAATTGTAGTTCAAGGCAAGAGGCTTTAAAAAGAATCAATTATGGGCAACATAACGTGCAAAGGGATGACTGATAATGAAACCTGGAATGATTGTATTGGGTGTGGTAAAGGATGGAAAGACCAAAATCCCACACCTGGTTTAATTCATCGTTCTACTCTTTGTGAAAGGTGTAAAAATGGCCGAGATATGGCGTCCAAAAGACTCAAAGATATATCAAGACTGGATTAAAGCCATAATGGATGAAGCAACATTAAACAGTTGGGAAACTGATTTTATTGCAAGTATTAGTAATAGATTAGATAACGGTCGCACTTTAACTCAGGCTCAAGAGGAAGTATTAGACCGAATCTATACGGAGAAAACAAATTGATTATCGAATTAACCCTCGCACTCGATGTAGATGAATACAAACTACGTAAACAATATCAGGGCGACCCTCGTAATTTACAACGAATCATAATTGATACTCTTGAGGAGGAACTAAAAGAACAACTTGATATTAAAGTAATCATAGCTGAGGCAAAATGACTGATGAACAAATTAAACAATTAGCAAATTTTGTATATGATAGTATTAGGTGTAAACGATGGTTATATTGGCCTCCAGGTCCAATGATGGGACAAGTTTTCGATTTAGAAAATTGTAAGAAAGATTTAAAAGAATTTATTTCTAAATTGGAGTCGAAATGATTATCAAATCTCAAATTTCTCGTAAAGTAGGAGAATTAGTAACTGATGGTGGTATCAATGACCATGAAGGTATACCTCATTTTCTTCCATTTGTAGTTATGGAAGTAGTAACTAAAGAAGATTATTTAATAGAATGTGCAGAAACTAATCACTCTGTGGGTATAATCTTTTCAAACGATAATTTCTATAGGGTATCGATTGACTAAATATATCTCAGGCCAAGGACCAATCGGCGCGAAACTAATGATTCTCACTGATTGTCCATCATACTATGATAGTGAAAAACTATTCACTAGAGAAAGTGAACTAGAAGGAATACTAAAAGACGCTAAAATCAATCGAGCTAATTGTTGGTTATCGGCTGTATCAAAATTTCATATACAGCCTAATGATGGACCAAAAAAGATTCCTTTTGCAGTTCGTGCTAAGATGTCAGGAGTTGATATCGAACAACAACTCTATGAGTTACAGAATGAAATCAATTCTATTAAACCAAATTGTATCATCGCTCTTTCTAGCTCTAGTTTATGGGCTTTATCTGGTAAAACCTCCATTGAAAATTACCGTGGAAGTATTATGCACGGCATGGGTGTCAAGTTTGTGCCTACATATCATCCGCGAGATTTATCATTCAATAAAGGAAGCGAAATCAAAGGATATTGGAACAAACAATTAATTCTATTTGATATTAAACGCGCTATATATCAGTCTCAATTTCCTGAACTAGTCCTACCGCAACGCACACTTCAGATTTGCCATAATTCCTTCGAGTTACAACAGTTCATCGACCGATATAAAGATTATTCACAGATGGCGGTAGATATTGAAGCGCGAGGTCATTGTTTACCCGTCTGTATGGGATTAGCATTTACGCCTAAACATGGTATGACGGTTCCCCTATGGAATAAGGATGGAATCTCTACTATACCGGATGCTGACCTAGTTCAAATTTGGATTATCCTAGCGAAGTTGCTATATGACAAAGACATCATTGGACAGAACTTCAATTACGACAGGGATAAAATTAAAAGATTGGGATTTATTATCCGAAAACTTCTTTCGGATATTATGCTTAAGGCACACGCGATTAATCCAGAACTACCTAAAAGACTCTCTTTTAACCAGAGTATATATACAGAGGAACCTTTCTATAAAGATGAGGGCATGTACGAAGGGTCTATGTCCGATTTGTTACTTGGGTGTGCAAGGGATAGCTGCGTTACCATTGAGATTAACACCAATATGGATAAGGACTTAGATGAGTTAGAACAAAGACCATTCTTTGAAAACTTTCTCATGAAGTTGCCTGATGTATATTGGTCAATAGAAAATCAGGGATTCAAGATGGACCCTGAAACTAGAGATAAACTGATTCGTAAATATGTTGAATGGGATGAGAAAATACGCTATGAATTATTTCAATTAACTGGAACTGAAATCAATGTCAATTCACCTAAGCAGATTTATATCCTTCTATTCGAGAATTTCAAATTACCTCCCAAGCCAACAACGGGCGAGGAAGATATCACCGCACTATTAAATAGTCCTACCGCGGTCAAGAATCCAGAACATCGTAGAGTGTTAGAACTTATATTGGAGGGCAGACGTGTCAGGAAGTCGATATCAACCTACCTCATGGCTTTACCAGATTTTGATGGTAGGATGCGCACTACTTATTTCCTTTGTTTGGAAACTGGAAGAACTTCTACAGGGCAACAGGACCCCCCAATCAGACCAAAAGTAGAAGTAATAGATGAGAATGGTAAGAAAAAAGACAAAGTATTAGGTACCGCATTCCAGACCATGACTAAACATGGTGACATTGGTGCCGACATACGTGAAATATACATACCTGATGAGCCTGATGAAATCTTTGTTCAGGCTGATAGTGCACAAGCTGAGGCTAGAGTAGTATTTTTGTTAGCGAATGACGAACAAGCATTAAAGGATATCGATGAACATGATTATCATGCTCTTACTGCTTCTTGGTTTTTCGGTGGCACTGAATCTGATTACTCTAAAAAAACTCTTGGTTATGAGTCTCCAATACGTTTTGCTGGTAAAACTCTTAGGCACGCAGGACACCTTGGAGCGGGAAAACGTAGAGCGTCAATTGAACTCAATACACAGGCGCGCAAATATAAGATACCTATTGCAATTAGCGAAGCAATTGCGGAACGAGCATTAATTATATTCCATTCAAAACAGCCCAAGATACAACATATATTTCAGGCTGGTGTAATCGAAGCACTAAAGAAAACACGTCAGCTTATTGCACCTGTGCCATATGGAGTAAATGCTCTATTTGGTGGAAAGAGGACATTCTATGAGCGATGGGGAGATGAACTTTTTCGACAGGGATTCAGTTATATTCCTCAACGAGCGGTATCAGATAACACGAAAGCAGCAGCTATTAGAATTAGAGAGAAAATACCTGGTATTAAGATTGTTATGGAATCTCATGATGCGTTGTTATTCTGCATCAAAAAGGACAAACTCTTAGAATACAGTATTATCATTAAAGAGGAGATGGAACGTCCTATCAACTTTTCCAGATGTTCACTACCGCGTCATGAATTAGTCATTCCATGCGAAATAGAAACTGGACCTAATTATCGTGAACTATCGAAGTTCAGAGACATACCTATCATTCGTCCTCCTATTGTTCCTTTAAACCTACCGCCTAAATCAATTACAGAACAATTTATTGTAGTTGATTTACCTATCGATAGTCCATTAACAAATATCATCTATAATGCTGAAGAAAGAAAGATGAATGAATCTTGACCTACTCATAAAGCTAATCAAACTAGCTAATAACAATCCGAACGAGAATGAATCAAATCTTGCCGCTCGAAAAGTGTGTAAGATGATTGCGGAAGCCGATTATAAATTTACTCAATCGAATTTACCCTCTAATAAAGCAACTCATATTCCAACACCCCAACCAGGAAGTAATGATTGGCTGAATGAAATATTAAAGAATATGAGGAATGCACAATGGTCCTCATATGACCAGGAAAGACAATATTGGGCTAGAGAAGCTGAAGAACGGTCTAAACAACAACAATACTATAGACCATCACAAGCACAACAGAATTATTACGATAAAACTGAACCAAAAGAATCAATCTATGTAACATTTGATGCTGTTACTAGAGAATATATTTTACCAGATAAATCTAGAGTTTCTGAACATGAATTTCATAGTAATCCAAAATACTATAATAAATATAAACCTAAACCAACATACAGTGATTTTGTAGGAGGACAAAAAGGAGGACAAAAGAAAGAGAAAGAAAAGAAATTATTGAAATGTTGTATTTGTGGTGAAGAATTCGTGACCGGATTTGTGGGTCCACCCCAGGTATTTAGATGTAATAAATGTGATTGGGATAAATATGAAAAAGAAAAGGAGAAATGGTGACTATAGAGGAGAAACTACAACTTGAAGTAGTCCGTTTATTGAATAGATGGGCTGAAGGATATGAAACTGCTTTAATGGAACAACTAGTTAGTTGGATGAATACTTACTTAACTAGTTCATATAAAATAACTCACGATAAAAATAAAATAAAGTGGTTCTTGGAGAAAAAAAAGAAATGAAATTCGAACTAACATTAGTATGTAAAGTAGAAGGACCAACTAGTGATATGCATTCAATAGATATGGTAGTAGCTGATGATTTAGTTCATCTATTAGCTCAATTCATGATACTGATTGTGACAGTTCAACGTCGAGTTATTCAAACCGAAACCGATAGGAGAGTAATTGATGAGGACATACCATTCTAGTTTTGTTGAACATTGTAAAGAATCACATTCTTTACCCGATGTATGTTGTCCTGAACCAGGAATTGAATTCACTAAAGAGGAAATCAAAGCACTCTGGAGAATACTATCCCATCATTACATTTCATATGAGGATATTTCCGTAATCGAAGTAGTGAGGAAGATTTCGAGAATAATTAATGAATTGGTTAAGTGATTTTGTTTCGATTCACAAGGAATTAGAAACACCAACATCGTTCTACTATTGGTCGGCTATAGCATCAATTTCTGCTGTAGTCAAGGACCAGGTTTGGCTTCCTAGATTTATCTATAATTTATATCCAAATGTTTATATCATGTTACATGCTGAGTCGGGGCTAAAGAAAGGTCCGCCTGTGAGCGCCGCGAGGCAACTAGTCACTAAAGTTAATAACACTAGAATCATTAGTGGTAGGTCCAGTATTCAAGGAATTCTCAAGGATTTAGGCACAGCATATACCCAACCAGGGGGTAAGGTTCAAACTAAATCGGTCGCATTCATCTGTTCAAGTGAGTTATCATCTTCCATAGTTGACGACAAAGTAGCAACTAAGATTCTAACTGACTTGTATGACAGACAGTATAATGTAGGAGAGTGGAAATCACTCCTTAAAATGGAATCGTTCAATCTCAAAGACCCAACGATTACAATGCTTACTGCGACTAATGAGGCAATGAGTGAAGATTTCTTTACACGTTCGGCTATACAAGGTGGTTATTTCGCTAGAACCTTTATCATATATGCAGATAAAAGGAATCGTGGAAATTCACTATTGGTTCCTTTAGAAACTGAAATTAATTATTCAAGCGCGGCTGATTATCTCAAAGAAGTAGCTAAGTTAAATGGTCCATTTCAGGCTCTCGGTAGTAGATATAAAGATGATACATTCCTTTATCCGTATGATGACCATACTACTACTCAAACTTTCTTTTTCACTGAAGCCGGAATCATCTATCAGAAATGGTATGATTCATTTCTTAATATCATTGATACACAAGAGACTAAAGATGAAACAGGAACACTTAATCGATTTGGTGATTCTGTCCTCAAAGTAGCTATGTTACTATCCCTCGCCCGTTCACCTGAGCTAGTCATATATGGTGAGGCTATGCAAGAAGCCATTACCATGTGTGAGAAACTATTAGGTAACGTGCGGAAGGCTACTCAAGGAAAGAATGGTATCTCTAATACGGCTCTATTAAAGAGTCTAATAATCAATGAATTACTTCAAAGAGAAACTCATAACATCACTAGAGTCGTTATGATGAAGAAATTCTGGATGCATTATTCCACTCCTGAGGAATTTGATACTTTGATGCAATCATTCGATGCATCTGGAATGATAAAAACTGCCTCGATTGGAAACAATATTCTCTATACAATGCCAACCAACCAAGTTGAAGAACTTCAACGATTCTATGCCGGAAAACCACGGTAAAATATTATGAACTTTAGAATACTAAAATGTATCAAAATAAAAGAAAGATTATTTTCAAGACGAAGAATAGACCTGATTACAAATTGTTGGTTGGAAGAAAATGATAATTCCACCACCCAAAGATGAATTAGAGATTCCTTATGTGGATGAGATAGCTACATTCACTAAAGAACAGTATGAATATATTAAAGAGAGATTAAGCCATCCACCTTGGTTATGTTCTTCATGTGGACTAAATAATCATCATTACAATCAAAAATGTGCAGGATGCAAATGTGAAAAAAGATAATTCTAAAATATGGAGAGAACGTGCGATTGCGAAAGGATTATGTCCAAGATGTGGACATCCTAAATCAGAAACAGATGAGGGATGGGCTTGTTTTACTTGTCGTAGGATTAAGGCGGAATGGATGAGAGAATATTACAGGAGAAAAGATGACACCAGAACAGATACTCAAAAAGTGTGAAGCATTACAAAGAATTAAACGTGCGGATTATTCTGATGGCGCAATACATCAGAATTTCGACCGTTCTACTTCTGTTGTGGAATGGTTTAAAGAGGATGTAGATAAGGTTTATGTAACCTTAATTACAACAAAACTAGCGAGACTAGCGGTATTACTTAGTTCAGATGAACCACCTAAAAATGAATCGATTTACGACTCATTCGTAGATTTAACTAATTATTGTGCTTTGTGGGGTTCTAAACGGTCTACTTAATTAATATGCCAGCTTGGTGAAATAGGCAAACACATCAGACTTAAAATCTGACGGTAGAAATACCTTATCGGTTCAATTCCGATAGCTGGCAAATTCCTAATTAAGAATATTCGTTAGAATCCAACAAGCTAATCCTAATGCAATAAGATTAACCCTCGCATTCCAAGGCGGATATGCTGAGAGAACAAACAGAACGAATCCGAAAACGTAAAGGACCAAATCAATGTTGTTCATCTAAAACTCATCCTTTCCACCAAACCTGTAGTCGTATTCTTCAAGACCTAGAAATGGAGTAAATTGGGGTTTAATCGGACTTCCATCATAAGTCTGAGAACCCCCTCCTACTCCAGTAAACGGCAGCACTAATGGAAGTAATTCAGGATTTTCTTGAAGTAATTCTGATATATCACCTGCCATCATAGGGACATACATTTGAATTGCTCTATCCCCCAAATAAACAGGTTGACGTTCATTTGCGGATGCGATATCCCAGAATAGTTTTGCGGTAGGATGTAGTTTATTAGCCATGAAATCAACCGTATTAGACCTTTTAGTTGGAGCATTAAGTCCTACTCCAAATTGTCTAGACTCACCCGATATGGAAGATGAGTATTGATTTCCTGGAGTTCCCATTAATCCGGTTGCCAAATCTAATGGCATAATTCCGGTATCAGTAGGTTCCACACCTGGAACTGTAGCGGCCTCCGGTTTAATACGACTACCCAATACAAGGAATTGTTGAAATCCTGCACCTGGGTCTAGTCTCGTATTACCAATTTTAATCTTACCAAAATCTGGATTTGTGGGGTCGGTTACTACATCCGCGCCTGCCATTTTTCCTAATTGTGCCATTCCCCACCAGGCACCTACAGTTCGTAACATTGCATGAACATACTGTTTTCTGACTTGTGGTGAAGCCATCAGATAAGTATTGGGATTAAGCATTCTAATATTTCGAGCCATTAGTCTAGGACTAAAAAGAGCATCAGCTACTTTGCTAGCATGATTTTCTAGACTATATTCATGTTTACCAATACCTGTTTTCAGAGTTCCCGCACCAGTAGCATCATTAAGGAATTCTGCATATTCCTTTGCAAGTGGAACATTATGAAGTAAATTTAATGAGTCATCTCCATGAGCCTTGGATATGACCAATCCATCCTTTACAAAAGCGTCTAATTGATTAGCTCTCAAATCATTCAAGAAGCCAGAAAAAGCTCTATTACTGGCTTTAATATAACGTCCATAAACAGGAATACTTTCAGCTAGATTAGAACGAATTCCTTCCATTCTAGCATTTCTAGTATGTTTTAAATCGGTCATACGTAAGCCAATTTCTTCAGCAAATGACTTACCTACTTTACCATCTGCAAGTGGTCTTGATTTAAATAGTGGACCTTCCTGAATTTGTTTCATTCTGGCATTATACCAGTTCTCACTACCGAATGATTTAGCAGCAGAAGCCCATGCTTTAAACCAATTCTTAGTTCCGGCTAATGGTGCAGCCTGTCGAAACGCGGCCGATGTCACAAATGGAGGGTCTACTGACATCATTCCACGTGACAAATCATATATCTGTCGTGGCAATCCTATCTCATTATTTACCTTTTTAGTAGTCTTAGATTTAGAAGGAATATCTTCTTCAAGAATAGTAGAAGATTTCTTACCAGTATACTTCATTCTCCATTTGCCATCCTCACCTAGACCATCTAATTCATAACCCATTTCCTGAGCTTTCTTTAGATTAGAAGGACTTGGATTCTTTAGTGTGATTCTAGGTGGTAGATTTGGGCCGATTGGAACACTTCCGGTTTCATCGTTCCATCCAGGTCTTTTTGATGGACCAAACTCAGGTTCTGGCATCGGTACTTGTTTCATACCAGCAGCTTCTCTAGCAGCTGAATATTTTTCCATAGTTTCAAAATATTGTTCTGATTCTACACTAGTAAAATCTCTACCATTATTAGTAGCTTTGTATCTTTGTATTTGATACTTATATTCTTTATCTAACTCTGCTATAGTTGGTTCTTTTATTTCTCTAGACTTAAAAGGTTTCTTAGGACCAATCGGAACCGAACCTGTATTACTCTTTAATCTATCAGCGAATCTCTGAGCATTACCCAATGGAGATTCAGGTGGTTTCTGTCTAATAGCTCCTTCAGTTAAATTATTAGGATTATATGCAGGCGTATGAGGAACAGCTATACCACGTCTAGTTAATTCATCTATACCAACTGATGAACCAGCGTTATTTCCACCCCTCAAATTGAATAATGCCTGTTCTGGAATTTCTTCAAATCCTGGCATCCAACCTACAAAATCGGCTCCTTCGTCTGGGACACCTAATACTTGATTTCCAAATCGTTTGGAAGGGTCAGTTACTAATTGGTCTATACCTTGTCCTCTCTTATTCCACCAATCTTGTCTTTCTGCTGGTTGGAGTAATTCATCACGAGAGATTTCCGAACCCAGTAATGGTTCATTTCTAGCTTCATCCACTGGAAGTCTCATATCATCAGGAATATTATTTCCGAATTCTAGAGCAGGATTTAATCCACGTTGAGCAGCTACATTTTGTAATCTAGTCTGCTCAGCTTGTTGTTTCATTAAATATTGGTCAGGTTGTTTTGGTCCTGGCCGCATTTCATTAAGCGCAACAAATTCATTGTGCATTTCAGGAGTAATGTTCGCGAGAGAACCTTTCATATTAGAATCTAATTCAATCCATCGTTTAATTTGGGGGTCAGTCATTTCACCCCAATTTTCACGTATTGATGCACGCCATTCGGGGTCTGCATTACGTGTAGATTCAACACGTTTAGTATTTCCAAATTGTGAACCTGATTCAACATCTACTCCAAAATGAGTATATTGGTCAGGTGTCAATACTTCTGGTATCCTTACTCCATCGCCAATTTGACGTAGTTGTGGAGTCGTTTGCAATCCTTGATTTGGATTCAAATCCTCTATATCACCCAAATCAAAGATATCAGTTTCATTGTATTGAACAGGATGACTAGAAGGCGTTGGTTGTAAATCATCCACTACATCAAAATTAGGTAATGGATTTCGGTCATTCCTAAAACCAGTTATTTCTTGTAAATCTTCATCTGGTATATATGCTGGTCTCTTTGAAGGATTCTCAGAGAAATCAAGAGCAGGTTTCTTAGCGGAAACATGATTCTCACCAGTTTCCATATTAGTGAATGAACCATCTGATTCCATCCGCATTTTCGGTTTAGTTATAGTAGGAGGATAATTCTCTGGAGTAATAGTGCTTAATCCACCGTCAGGTAAATCATCAAATGTAGGAGGAAGTGGTTCATATTCAGCCTTTCTAGGTGAAATAGTTCCATTACTAACAGATTTAGCTATCTGAGGTAACTTTCCTTTAGGTAAAAGATTGCGAAGATTAGGAAGCGCAGCAGGAATAACTAGATTCAGCATATCCCCAGTAGTCTGAGGATTTGCGGCTGATTGTAACATAGACGGGTCGCGAATGGATTCAGTAAAATAATCACCTAATCCTTTACGAAATCCGCCCCAATATGTATCAGGTTCTTTTCTTTGAGGACGTTGACCAACAATCGAATCACCCTGCATTGATTCTGATTGAATGGGTCCTGTGAATTTATTTTCAAAAACAGGATTAAAATTATCGTCTAAATCTGGTGGAGGACCAGAATCATAGACGGGATTAAAATCATCATCTAAATCAGGTGGTTTTTGCATATATCACTTAGCTACAGCAGTCCATCCACCACCGGGTTTACGAACATATCGATATCCTGGAGGTGCTGGAGGTTCATTAGCATTACGTGAATCTCCTGGTTTTCTCCTATCAGTTCCAGGAGTTCCATATATAATTTGCTCTATTTCAGAACGCTCTTTAGGCGTAGGACCTTTAGCACCCATAATCATACCAGCTTCAGTAGATGGCATTATAGTAAAACCATTTGTGGTAAATTTAAGAAACTTAGCCAAATCAGGTCTAGTATTTCTTATTTTACGAGCTGCATCTGTTTCTCTTATTCTAGTCTGATTAGGCGCTTCTGGTTTAAGAGTCTTATCTACAGTGGGGGGTCTATTAGTTTCTTTTACTCCCTCTAATTCAATTCTACCTGCTTGTCGTAAATCTTCAGTTTCTCTACCCTGAGCACCAGTTTCTTGAATTCGTTCTAAAGCATTTTGTTGAGTTAATGCCATATGGTCCGCTTGAGTTAATGAACCTGTGGGAATACCCAAATCAGATGTTTCCTTAGTAATGGGATTAAATGCCATAACATTTCCACCTTTAGTCATAATTAATTTAAGATTAGGATTACGTGTTTTGAAATCATATGCATCAGCACGTTGTTGTGCTATTCTAGAACGAGTTTCATCATTATTAGCTTTATGCACCATAGCTTGATTACGTAATTCAGCAGAGATAACTCCCATAGCTGATTGACGTTCATTAACATTACCTTGACGTTCAATTTGTGCAGCTTGTTGAGTGGGTCCAGTTTGTGCTTTCCAATCTTCAACAGCACGATTATGTTTACCATTCATGAATTCATCATAAAATCCCCTTCCGAGGACCATTTCACCCGCAATTGCACCAACTTTACCCCATCCAGTTTTCGGTGGCGGCCGTTGGGGATAAGTATCTAACATAGTATTTAAGTTTTCTGCTTGTTCATATTGTGGGTCATAGAGTTGATTCATTCGTTGGTCAACATTATAATCTGATGTTTCCGGTCCCTGCATTGGACCCGTAAAATCAACTCCATATCCTTCATCTACACCATATGCATTATCCGTAGATTGAGGCATATAGTCATTTTGAAGGGGTTGAAACATATTACTACCATTTCCACCTGAAGGGTCAGGTTGCATCACATTGCCACCATATCCACCTTGAGATGGCATATCCATTCCATATTGGTCTGCCATCGGAAAATTAGATGGTGCTCCCGCATCAGTTCCAGGAAACATATTACGCATCCGTAGAGTCTGAAGATAATCAGCCATTCTTCGCTCCTCGATTTAATTCAGCCTTACGTGATGCGAGCATGACACCCATGATATCTACAGCGTGAATGGTTTTACCATCACCCACGCCAAATGCTTTCTTGAAGTCTTGAGCCATAGGTCCGATATGTTTAGTATCATCACCCTTATAATTCCACTTAGTAATAGGAAGTTTTTTCAAGGCTCTCTGAACTTTACTTGGGTCGAATTCAGTAATATTTTCCTTAGAATCTCTATCTGATTTCATGACAGAACCGATAACAGATGACCAGAATTGTTTATTCTGACCAGCTCTATCTGTCTTATCACGTAGTTGAGCAATTCTAAGATTATCATCCATTTCTCTTTTAGATAGTATCTGTTGATTAGCACTTATAGCCTGTCGGCCAAACATATCAGCCATACCAGGTGTAGTTCCATATAAACCAGCTTGAGTACTATACCCTTTAAGTGCTAATTCACGCATTCCCATTTGCTGTTGACGCCAATTGTTATAGGCATCTTCAGACATACCTTGTGTCTGTATATCAGCACCTTGATTAGCCATTTGAGACTGCATTCTTCTGCCAGCCTCAGCTTCTGATATACCAGTGACACCACCTAATCCTGCTAATTTACCTTGTCTAATTGCATCAGCTAATCCAGCATTTACATTGGTTGTAGCATCTGCAAGTTGACCTGGTAACTGCCGTGTCATACTAGCTTGTGCGGCAATAGCATTAGGAGCGTATCCTCCTTGAAGCGCGGACGCTCTATTAACATCCTGCATAGCATTAGCGTATACAGAACGAATAGGCGATATTCCACGCGCTCGTAACTCTTGGATATCTGTTGGTGAGTAACCACCAGTATCAGCAAATTCCTGATATCCTTTTAAAGCTGATGCTGTTTCAGCACTTCGTTTATCTCCAACTGATTGATAAGTAAACTTGTGCGGTTGACGTGCGTCAATAGATGCTTGGAGAGGATTGAGACTATTGGTTCTCCAATCCTCCATTCCTGCCATCATTCGACCATAATCTGCATTAGCGGCGTCTGCTGATGAATTGAATCTATCATTAGCATTAGTGTAATTAGTATTTAATTGTTCAGTGAATTCTGCATTTTCAGCACGTCTAGCAGCAGTTTTAGGAAACCACTTATTAAAGATATAAGACTTTAGTTCAGCAGAATTTTGAGGTTTATTCGATGGCGGTCGTGCGGCCGCATTTTGACCTGTCCTATTAAACATAGAACTTTGTCTAGGTTGTTGAGGTGCCGCGTCCGCTTTCTTTTTTCCCATGTTATATGTCCAAAACTAATGCTTCACTTATCATCTTACGAAATCCATGTCTCTGTAATTGATTAGACCAAAATGCCTCACCTACAAATGCATGTAATTGAGTTATATTTGGACTAGTGTTTTTACAGACATGAATTGAAACATCTAATGCTTTCAGTAAAGCCTGAACACGAGTGGATGGAAACATATCTTTATTTGTTATGACAATTGATTCAGCTATCAATCGAACTCCACCAGCTAGAATCAATTTATCATCGTCATCATCTATAAGGAATGCACACATGAAACCATTAAAGAAATCAGGAAATTCTAAATCAGAATAGAATTTCTCATGTAATTCTCTGATTTTTCCAATATCTTCAGGTGTTAATTCTTTTACTTTCATGATGGGTCATACTCAATGTGAATGTGTTCGTTTACTTTCATTGGAGATTCCAATATAACTTGATAATTTTTACCTAGTCGTCGTCGAATTATCTTCAATAGTGCTCGACATTCTTCAACTGTTAAATGATGAGAACGATAATCTCCAGCTTCACCAGTATAATGCTTAGAATTTTTCATATGCTTACTATCATTTCCACTAGTCATAAGCATATCAACATCAAGTTTAAGTTCATTAGCAGCATTAATAACGGCCGCACTAATCACATGAGAACGCGGCCGAACGGTAGATTTTACTTTCAATTCACTCATTAGAATTCACCCACAATTTCCCAAGTTCCATCAGGCATCTTCATTAATACTCCGAAAACAGTAAATACATTAGCCCAAGTCCCATCAGCTTTCTTTAGTTTAACTAATCTAAACATTGGTAATTGTTGAACATAAAATCCTGCCGGTGCTTGTGCTATATTTGAATTAAGTCCAGTTAATTTGTATTCTTGAGCACTATGTGAAATATTTAATCCAATATTCGGTGTAGATTGAACTCTGTATTGATTTTCTAGATAACAAGCACCACATACAACCACATTAGAAGGAGTAGTTAATGACCATACAGGATTTAATGCAGCACCAGTTGCTTGAATTAAATCAGCACTAGCACCACCCATATTATTACCAGCATTATAAGGTAGTGAATTTAGTATTCCTAATCCTAGTGATATTGCTAATCCAGCATGTGTAGTTGAAATATTACATAAACCTGCTGTAATTAGTGCTGATTGGGTAGCAGGTGGAGTTTGATTTCCTATTGCTAATGGTGTACTACCTCCTGCTCCTGCTGATTCTGAAAAGAATGTTAAAGCTCCATCAGCTGCATATGCTTGAACCATTAATACTGCTAATGAACCTACTACTCCCGCTGTGCTAGTAAATGTAAATGTATGACCACTTCCATTTTTGCCTACTTCACTACAGTAGCAATAAAATTTTTGAATTCTATAAATACTAGAAAAAATACGTGTAGTATTAAGAATCCATGTATTTCCTTTAGAATCAGTTAATGCAACAACAGCAGTTTCAAAAAATGATGCTACAGTGCATTCAATTAATACTGCACCAGTTGTATCTATTGCTGCTGTTGTAACTGATGAAGTTGCAGCTCCACCACTCATAGCAACTATAGTATTTGCAACACGAGAAATCATTTATTCCCAACGAACTAATATAGCCGATACACTTGGAGTTGCAGCACGAAATCCTAAACCAAAAGGAAGTCCACCTAATGCAGTATAAGTATGGGATGAACCATATACATTAAATGATATAATTGATAGGGATGCAATTGTCGCATCACAATAACAAAATACTCCATAACCAGGATTTAAAAATACTCC